TTAGACCCAAAAATCGTTGAGTACAGTAGACTACACTCTCCTAGAGAAATATTTCTCATGGAGTATAAACTATTATGGCCCAGAGATTCATATGGATTCTTNCCNGCTTCATTGCTTAGNACAATCAAGAAGAAGCATTGTCTAACAGAAGCCAAAGGGAAAGATGAGTGNCAATATGTTTTAGGCGTTGACCCTGCTAGAGAAAGTGACAATTTCGCTGTATGTGTTATTAGACTGAGCAGAAATGGTAATCGGGTTGTTTATGTAAATGGACGAAAAGGTCTTACATTTCCAGAGATGGCAGGAGAAATCCGCAGACTATGCAGAGAGTTTAATATAGTGCGTATTGCATTGGACTACGGTGGAGGTGGAACTTCTGTCAGGGACTTGATTGCTGAAGAGTCTGTTTGGGAGAACAAAAAGGGTGAATTAATAGAAGAAGATCCTATTCTATCCATCGATCCCAAAGATTCACCTGATAGGTATGGCAAAAGAATATTAGACTTAGTATACTTCTCACCTAAAGAAATTTACGAAATGAATATGAATCTCAAATCTGATATGGAGCATGGTCGTTTGATTATGCCATTGGAGCCAATTAAGGGTGATGAAGAATCAGAATTAATCTTTGAAGAAATGAAAAGTATGGANAAAGAGATTGTATCTATTATCACAAAAACCACATCAACAGGTGTCATTCAGTTTGATACACCATCAAAACGAATGCAAAAAGATAGATATACCGCTCTAATGCTTGCAAATAAAGCGGCTAGAGACTTCAATTCGTTAGAAGAAAAAGAAGAAGATAGCTTCTCGTCATTAGCATGGGGAATATTTACTTAAGGACGGTGAACTCTGTGGCAGATAAAAAAATTGCATTAGGTCAAGAGAATGAATTGCCAATGAAAGCCACACTGCACGATGATGGTACTGCCACAGTGGAGTTAGCTATCGGTAGCGCAGTTCCATGGCATCAAAAAGAAAGCAGTAGTATTTACTTTTCAGATACACCCTTGATGCGAACAGGTATAATCCCAAATGACTTTCATTCAATTATTCCTATTCTCCGTTGGTATTATACAAACGACGCTATGTTCGGAACAATCATTGATACTATGGTAGAACTAGCTATAGATAATACGATTAAAAACACAACGGATGATAAAAAAGTACAAGAGTTTTTTGATGGGATTGTTGAAACAAGCAATCTAAAAAAGGCTTGTCGTTGGATCATATTAGAGTATTTTCTTCTAAACAACGTTTTCACGTATCGCACTAGGCACGAAGGCACAGTTAAGTCTAGGAATGGCACAAAAGTTCCTCAGTATGAGTGGACGGTATTAAATCCAGAATACACTCATGTTACAGGCTCATTATTGTTTGGAGAGCCACAAATAACTTTAAAGCCAGACAATAGNTTAGATGATTTACTTAATGCAAGCGATAAAGGGATAATACCATCAATCCTCCCTAATGATATCAGGAAAAATTGGGGAAAGGATGCAATTCAATTAGATCCAGACAATGTTTATCATATAGGTAGACACAAACAACCATATCAAAGATATGCCCCTGTTACACTCAAAAGAGTATTACGTCCACTAAAAATGAAAGAAATTTACATGAAGATGGATATATCTACAGCTAATAGCGTGATAAATCAAATTGTAGTTTTTAAACTAGGAAGCGACAAGTTCCCTATTAGAGATCAGAGTGTGCTAGATAAGTTTAGTCAGATGATTACAACTAACAGTAAGGCTTATCAGTTAGTTTGGACTCATGCTTTAGAGATTGATTACGTCCGTGCTGATGCAGAGGCCCTTGATTCAAAAAAATATGATTTTGTCAATAGAGAGTTGTTGTATGGCTTTGCAGTACCTCCTACTCTTATTGGGCAATCTGCTGGGACAGGAAATAGCAACGCTTATTTGGCTGTTAAAGGTATGGTAGAAAGATTAGCATGGGCTAGAGAAGATTTAGAGGACTGGATAGAGAGAGAATACAGGATTATTGCTAAAGAAAATAATCTAAAAACATGGGCAAAACCGCATGTAGGTAGCGTAAACCTGGAAGAAGAAAAGACGTTTAGACAAATTCTCCTCAGCCTTCACCAACACGGAGTACTTTCTGCCGAAACACTTCTTAGTGAGACTGGTTTCGATATCCTGACAGAAGTAGAGCGACTTAAACTCGAAAAAGAAATACGTGATTCAGAGGGTATACTTATTCCTTCATCTCCTTTCCAAAAGTCGAAATATGATTCTACTCCCGAGGGTGTTGCACCAGTGACAAGCCCAGGTAGACCATTAGACTCTCCAGATAGTGAAGATCGAGATAGTCGCGATCCTAACCCAAAGCCAATGGGGTCTGGAATGGTAATGGGGTCAGAAGAAGCAAAAAAATACCTTCTTGACGAAGCAGACTTGTATTTTTTGAAGATTTCAGCACTTTATGCGGTTTTAGAATCTAGAATTTTAGAGATCGCAAAAGAACAAGGAATAGATGAAAGCCTGGTTGTAGCTGCTATCTTTGCATTTTTCGAAGAAATGAAAAAGACAGGAGATGCAACATTTAGCAGAGTTAGTGAGACTTCATACATAGATGTNNATAACCATACACCCGATAGCAACAGTTACAATGAATATTTAAACAAGGTTATTGAATGGAANGATATGTATCTCAAGAAGCTCTGCGACAGCTTAGAAGAACAANTTCTCGAACTAACTTCTTTCGATGTGGACGATTACTTGCCACTTATAAATAAAGTGCTTGAAAAAGAACGATATCGACTCAGGCTGTTTGCGACAGAAGGTGTAAAGAAAGCAAACGCATCAGGAATTATCTCTAGCCATATAGATCTTGGTTACGATCAAGCTAGATGGATTTGTCAGTTTAGGAACCCATGTGAAGTATGTGTCGAAAGGCATGACCAAATATTTAGTATAGAAGATGTTTTTGAGATCTACCCTGCTCACATTCATTGTGAATGCGAGTTAGAATTTATAAATAGCAGTCGCAACTGATGAGCGGAGGAGGTGTTGATGTGACAAAGCAATTAGAGAGTGTATTCCTTAATGTAGCAAGCAAGACTGTTATTGCTAGTGAAGATATTGTAGATAGCAAATATGAAGGTCTTAAGCGACTGGCTGAGTTTAACCAGAATGCTGACTTGATGTTTATTAGTTTTATACTAAAACATGAGGGAGATAACGCCAATGGTGATTATTTCACTCGTGATGAGATAGAGGCAAGTTGGGCTACATATATCGGGAAGCCTATTACATGGGAACATAAACAACCGTTTATTGGACACATTACCGACGCTATTTTGGTCAAACCAGAAGAAGATGCCGAAGATCCCAGGTGGTATGTTGAGTGTGCTGGTGTTATTTGGAAAGCGAGATACCCAGAACAAGCAAAGGTTATTGCTGAAGGTGCCCTTGAAAAAGAGGTAAGAATGAGTATGGAAGTATTTTTCTCTGATGCAGTATATGCTCACGGAGATTTGACAAACCTATATACAAAAGAGCAAAATCCTACTTTAGCCAAGTTTAAGGGCAGAAAATATCTTGGTAAGCCTGTATATAGGGTACTCATAGGTTGTCATGGTGCAGGCGTAGGTGTAGTTGCTAACCCCGCCGATGAAGATGCTATTTTCTTGAGTGTTGCTAACGAAGGAGAACAGCAAGAGCTTGTTACAGATCAGAATATTATTATTAATCACGAACTAAACTCTGGATATCTAGATCTAGAAAATATTAAGGAATACATAGAAAAGGAGGTTTTATGCATGGCAGATAAGGACCAGATCTTGGAACAGCAGGAGCTAGAAACCCAAGACGCTACTTTAGAAGATAATATTACAGAAGAAGAAGCTGTCGAAGCTGAAACTAATTCTGAAACTGAAGAGGTTCAAGAGACAGAAGAAGACGTTTCTGAAACCGAACAAGAAGAAGTCGAAGTTGAGGATGAGGATGCCGAAACTGAAACTGAGGCAGAAGTCGAAACAGACGAAGAAGAGGAAGTAGAGGATACCCAAGAAGAAGAGCAAGAAGAACAAGCCAAGGAAGAGGCAGAGGAAACAGAAGCAGAAGCATCTCTTGTAGAAGAATTTTTAGATAAGAGACTACGAGACTCTGCATTTTATGAGGTTTTCGATGTTCTTCGAGGAGCTATTAGGAACCACATGTGGGACTTTGCTGATCATAAGATTGATAAAGCTGAGTTTGAGAGTAAAGTCCAAGAAGAGCTTAACGACTTTGTTGGAATTTTAAGTGGGCTATTGCCAGCTATTCTAACTGACTGGGGTGTGATTGCCGAAGCCAGTGCCATAAAAGAACTGAAAGACCAATTAGCAACCGCAAAACAAGAACTATCCGATGTGCAAACAGAATACAACACGTATAAAGAACAGGTAGAAAGCGAAAAAGCAGAAGCTACCAAAGAAGCTCTTGCAAAGAAGAGAGTATCTGAAATCCTTGAAGCAGGCGTAGAATTATCTGAAGCTTCTAGAAATAAGTTATTTGTGCGATTTAGAGAAATGGACGAAGAATCCTATGTAGAATTCAGAGATCTTCTTATCGAAACTGCTAGTGTCTCTACAAAAGAGCAAGAGCAAGAAGAAAAAGAAGTAGAAGAAGAAGTAACAACTGCATCTGTAATTCCTAATCTAGAAGAAACAACCGCTTCAAGAGACAGAAAGAATATTTTTGAGAAAATGTGGAGTATTAGCCTAAATGGAGGTGAAAAATAATAATGCTAAAAGCTATTTTTGAACCATATTACATTGACATCTTCCACAAGTTTGGAGAAGTAACTTCAAAAATCCCTGCTGGCACTATTTTAATGAAAGATACTACTAACGCTGAGTATGTAAAGGTATCGAATGGAACAGACTTCTGGGGTGTTTTATCTCAAGACTTATATCCAGATCCAGGAAGNGAGTACATCAAGCCTTACAACGATCATAGAGCATATTCTGGCGATCNAGTAGGTATTTATCATAAGGGTATGTTTGAAACCGATCAATTTGTTGTNTCTTATGAACTAGATGNGACAACTGAGATTCCTTACACTCCAGGTGCAGATTTGTATGTTACTAGCGAAGGCAAATTCACCAACATTTTAGAAGAAGGCGAAGCCGCAACNGAGACATCTGGAAAAGTAAAAGTTGGANAAGTNGTNAANNAAGAAGGAAATAAACTTACAGTTAAGCTTGGTTAATTAAAAGAGAGGTGATTTAGAGATGATTAAAGTTCGATTNGAACCACATTACATTGATATTTTCCACAGAATTAAATTAGNAGATGGCGTTACAAAGCTTAATGCTGGAACCATCCTAATGAAAGACGCTACTGATCCTAGTGTAGTAAAAGCATCTGATGGTACTGCTGTATGGGGAGTATTATCCCAAGACGTTTATGTTAGCCCAGGTAACGAATATGCATTGCCTTACAACGATCACAGAGCATACGATGGAGACTTTGTAGGTATCTATCATGAAGGAATGTTCGAAACCGATCAGTTTGAGGATGGCACATACAACCCTGGTGCAACTGTTTATGCAAGTAACAATGGTAAATTTGCCGCTTCTGGTACTGTAGCTGTTGGTAAGGTTGTAAGAAAAGACTCAAATACACTATTTGTGAAATTAGGTTAATAAAAGGGGGTTATGAGAATAATGGAAAACAAAATTATGGCTTTAGCTGATATGCAAAAGAACGAAGAGTTTATGAATTTGTTTGAACTTACAAGTGAAAAGAATGAAGAAGGTGCAGTTGCTCGACGCGAGTTTGCCGAAGCTTTAAGACTGCCTTTGAACAAAGAACTACCTGTAATGAACTATGCTAGAACTCTTTTTGATATTGAATACCTTGGACCAGACGGACAAGCTAGCTACGAATTCGATGCTGACCCGATTGATGCTTGGTTCCTACCAAGAATCGGTTCTGCTCCTCAAAACTTGATCGGTGTTACCGAGATTTTCGTTCCATGCTTCGAAGTTACTTCTAGCGTAGAATGGAAGCTCCAATTGGCTCGTCAACGCCGCTTCAGTGAAATTCAAGCCCGTGGCTTGAAATTGAAGAACGCTGTTATTCGTCTTGAGAACGAAGCTGCTTGGTCTTTGATTGATGCTGTAGTAGCGAAGCAGACTCCTGTCTCTGTTGATGGAGAAGTTGGTTTGACCAAGAAAGTTCTCAACGCTGGCTTTAAAGAAATGGAATCCCGTGGCGAAGGCTATCGTGTGAAGTACATTGTTGTAAACGCTAGACGTGCTGGTGACATTCGTGACTGGACAACTACCGAACTTGATGATACCACGCTTCGTGAGATCTGGAAAGAAGCTGGACTAGGTAACATCTGGGGTGCTGATATTATCATCGATCAAACTGGTAAAGTAAGAGACAATGAAGCATACTTCTTCTCCGACAACATCGGACCAATGCCTATTCGTGGAGACTTCGAAACATTTGACGATCCTACCGCTATTCGTCAATATCGTCAACGTGTGTTGGCTTACGAAGAGATTGGACTTGCTGTTTTCGACGAGAAGCGCATTTTGAAAGTTACCATTAGCTAGTAATAGCTCATAAGGAAGGTGTATTTATGTTAATGGAACATAAATTCCCAGTAACTATTAGAAATACTACAAATAGCAAGCGAATTGTTGGGGGCTTGATTTTCGCCCCCAACGAAGAGCTTGTTGTGCAAAAACCCATTTATGAGTTTTCTAAAAAAGAACTCGATTACTCTTTGGGTATGGGTTATCTTACTGTAGTTACTGAGGAAAAGAAAAAGAAGAAAGATCCCGAAGTAAAACAAAACGAGAAAGTACAAGAGGTATTAGATGACGAAACAAGAGCACGTAGCATTGTTGATCGTTTTGTTGACAAAGAGGTTCATTGGACTGCTGTACGAAAGTACGTTGATGAGGTTACTGATGTAAAAGAACTAGAATCGTTACTTATCGACGCTAAGTTTCATAACCTCAATGAAAGTAGTGTTGTAGTGAAGTCTATCCAGGATAGGCTTTCGATTCTCAGTGAACAGTAAATCAT